CATAAGATGGGTCTTGGTAAGACCACCACTGGTCTTTTTTGCTGTTCCGTGCCAAACTTGAGCGCGAGATCCGATATTTTGTTCGTGTGTCATTATAAGATTAATTGAGAAAATAAATTTATTCGGATTGAGAGAAACGCACTAAAATCTATTTGTCGGCGGTTTTCCGCTCCCACCTGGCATCCCCTCGGCTCTCCCTAAAGAATTGATATTTAAGGGTTGTCCTAAATAAGAATTACCGTATTGAATGTTTCCGCCACGCGAATAATTAATTATCTGGGATATCCGTCTGTTGTTTGAAATTTTTGTAGACGGGGAATCGGAACCAAGCACGGTTTTATTGTACTTATCAGGAATGCAGAAACACGCGATTTGTTGCGAATTTGGAAATGCCGCGTTGTAAGCGGCTACATAATTGATTGATCTTATGGAATTCGCCTTTTTTCCAGGCGTGAATTGACGTTGTGAGTGCATGCTAATATTATTATTATTGGTTATTTTATTTTATTTGAATTTACTTATATTTTTGAATACTTTTATGTATTTTTGACTCGGGTAAACTCTCAACAAGATTTACAAAAAGAATTGAGATAAATAAAAAATTGATTTTAAAAATGTAGTTAAAAATAGAATTATATAATAAGATACGATGAGCGCTACAGATTCAGACCACCTATTCTTCGATGTTCAGCAGAAGACCGATAAACAGCATATCCTTGACAATCCGGATACGTATATTGGCTCCGTTGAAAACATTGATGCCGATATGTGGATTATGAGTCAAGACGGCGAGAAAATTATAGAAAAAAATATTACCTACATTCCCGGTTTATTTAAACTGTTCGATGAAGGTATTGTAAATTGTCGTGACCATGTTGTTAGAATGCAGACCAAGGTCGATAGTAAATTGGAAAACGCGTTACCTGTTAGTCATATTGACGTGTCAATTGAAGCAGACGGCACGATTACAATGGTCAACGATGGTAATGGTATTGATGTCGCACAAAAAGACGGTATTTGGATTCCTGAACTCGTATTTGGTCACCTTCGAACTTCTACAAATTACAATAAAGACGAGAAGAAAATTGTTGGAGGTAAAAATGGTTTCGGTTTCAAGCTAGTTCTTATCTGGTCTACTTATGGACGAATTGAGACGGTTGACCATATTCGCGGTCTCAAGTATATTCAAGAGTTCAAGAATAACCTAGATGAAATCGGCAAGCCGACCGTTTCCAAGTGCAAGAACAAGCCATATACTAAGATTACATTCAAGCCGGACTATCACAGATTGGGTATTACAGGACCTTCTGCCGACGTTATTTCGCTATTAAAGAAGCGCGTTTATGATATATCTGCGATTACTGATAAAACCCTCAAGGTTAGATACAATAACAATTTGGTCCCAATTAAAAATTTTCAGCAATATATCGACATGTATATAGGTGAAAAGTCGGTTTCTCAGAGAGTTTACGAAGACAACGGCGACCGTTGGGAATATGCCGTCGCATTAACGCCTACAAATGAATTTGTTCAAGTATCATTCGTAAATGGCATTCACACCGCAAAGGGAGGAAAACACGTCGAATATATTTTGAACCAAATAACCCGAAAGTTGTGTGAATTCATAGAGAAAAAGAAAAAGGTCAAAGTAAACCCGAACACCATCAAGGAACAACTCGTTTTATTCTTGCGTTGCGATATTGAAAACCCGGCATTTGACAGCCAAACCAAGGATTATATGAATACACCTTCTGCCAAATTCGGGTCCAAATGTGACGTGTCTGATAAATTTATTGAAAAGGTTGCCAAGATGGGCGTTATGGATGCCGCCTTACAATTAACCGAAGTGAAGGAAAACAAGGCAGCAAAAAAGACGGACGGAGTTAAGAGTAAATCAGTGCGAGGTATTCCGAAGCTCACTGATGCCAATTGGGCTGGCACAGAAAAATCCAAAGATTGTGTTGTCATATTTTGCGAGGGAGATTCAGCAAAGGCAGGTATTATTTCTGGATTGTCATCTGATGACCGCAATATTATTGGAGTATATCCGATGAAGGGTAAGATTCTCAATGTAAGGGGGGAAAACGTCAAGAAAATTTCTGAAAACAAGGAAATTACTGAGATCAAGAAAATCTTGGGCCTGGAGACAGGTAAAAAATATAATACAATTGAAGATGTGTATAAACAGTTACGTTATGGCAAGGTTCTATTTATGACGGATCAGGATTTAGACGGCAGTCACATAAAGGGACTTGGCATTAATCTGTTTCAGTCTGAGTGGCCCACGCTTGCTAATATTCCGGGATTCATCGGTTTTATGAATACTCCCATCTTGAAGGCGAAAAAGGGTGCCGTTGAATTGGAGTTCTATAATGATGGCGAGTATAATGAGTGGAAGGAGGAAAACGACGTGAAGGGGTGGAAGATTAAATATTACAAGGGACTTGGTACAAGCACTGGAAAAGAATTCCGCGAATATTTTGAGAAAAGAAAGGTTGTAGGCTTTCAACATTCCGATAAGAGCGACGATGCGATTGACATGGTCTTCAATAAAAAAAGAGCAGACGACCGTAAGGACTGGCTTAAGTTATACGACAGAGATGCGTATCTTGATACAGCAAAAACAAACGTTTCATATGAAGAGTTTATTAACCGCGAACTAATTCATTTCTCAAAGTATGATTGCGATAGAAGTATTCCTAACCTGATGGATGGTCTCAAGATTAGTTTGAGAAAGATTCTCTTCTCCGCGTTCAAAAAGAATCTGACAACTGAAATCAAGGTCGCACAATTCTCAGGATATGTTTCAGAGCATTCGGGATATCATCACGGAGAGGCGAGTTTGAATGGAGCTATTGTGGGAATGGCGCAAAATTTCGTTGGTTCAAATAATATCAATCTACTTCTACCAAACGGACAGTTTGGAACCAGATTACAAGGTGGAAAGGATAGCGCATCGGAAAGATATATCTTTACACAGTTAAATAAAATCACGCGATCTATATTCCCATCCACAGACGACAACGTCTTAACATATTTAAATGACGATGGTTTGTTAGTTGAGCCCATTTATTACGCACCTATTATCCCAATGCTGTTAGTAAACGGATCTAAGGGTATCGGAACAGGCTTTAGCACTGATATTATGTGTTATAACCCATTACAAATCATAGATTATTTGAATAATAAATTGTTATCGACTGACGGCGAAATTGACTTTATCCCTTATTACGAAGGATTTACAGGTCGCATCACAAAGATTAGCGACGAAAAGTTCTTGATTAAGGGTGTATACGAGAAGTTAGGTGTTGATAAAATCAAGGTAACTGAATTGCCTGTTGGCTATTGGACAGAAGATTTCAAGGAATTAATTGAATATCTAATAGAGCCTGGTGTTGACAAAGATGGCAAGAAAATTCCTGCTACAATTAAAGATTATGAGGATATGAGCAAGGATACAAATGTCGACTTTACTATTACATTTATGAAGGGGAAATTAGACGAGCTTGAAGGCACGAGTTGCGATCACGGATGTAATGGACTAGAAAAACTGTTGAAATTGTATACTACAAACACAACGACAAATATGCACTTGTTCGACGCAAAGGATACTCTTCAAAAGTATAATAAAATATCGGAGATTATTGATGCGTATTATGACGTGCGATTAGATTTATATGGAGTTAGAAAGGCATATATGATTGATGCTTTGGAGAAAGATCTTGTTTTGTTATCAAACAAGGCCAAGTATATACAGGAGACATTGGACGGAACAATTGATTTGAGAAAAAAGAAGAAGGATTTCGTTGTTGAAATGTTACAACAAAAGGGATACGATAAACTTGAAGACGATGACGAATACAGGTATCTTGTAAAAATGCCAATGGATTCAGTCACCGAAGAGAATGTTACAAAATTGTTAAAGGACCGCAGCGATAAGTTGGCTGAGTTGGCGGTTATAAAGGCAACGTCTGTGAATCAGATGTGGAAGTCTGAGTTGGATCAGCTTAGAGATCAATATGTCGAATATAAAGAGGCTAGAGCGCGGCTTATGGCCGGGGAAGACAAGAAGAAAAAGGTGGTTGCCAAGGGCGTTGTTAAGAAGACTGTAAAAAAGGCACTAATGGTCGTAGAGAGCGTTTAAATATATAATATAAAATTTAGAATATTATATATGATGTTAAATGTTGTATATGATGTAATTTAATTAGAAAAAGTATCTTCTAAATGCGTACAATCGCCTTTATCAAAATCCGCACTATACACTACTTTATTTGGCATTGTATGGTTTGTGGTTTCATATGAAAAATTCCAATTTAAGGTGGCTTTATTTGCGCCACTCTTTATACATTCGTATATTTTTCCTTCGAATTGCGCGTAGGCACCACGATTAATAGAGAATTTCTGCGGGAAAATATTTATCGGCTCATTGCCATACCCTCCCAGACGATTTGCCATAATATGTCCCGCATCACAATTTGCCAAACCGTCATCTTCTAACATGCGAGAATAATCCTGTGTGCACTTTGTCGGCTCTGTGCCTTTATCCAATGATTCAGGCGACACTATTCCTGTGACAGATGATACCACTATGTGTGCGTTATGTTGAATGTATGTGTATTTTACGGTTGACCCGCCGTTACCCATTACCAATGTGTTTACCCCTAAGACTGGACATTGAACCGCCGTACATATACAAGTGCTATCGGCTACAGAATATGTCAAAACTGAAAATACGCAGCATAAGATACTGATTGTTGTTAAACGAAAACCACTAAACATAACAGGTGTATATCATACACAAATATAATTTTTATATAGTTTTCACCAAATATGTAGTATATAAAAATTAACTAAGATTATTTATGTTAGAACAATTAATCACATCGTTTATTGCCGAATTTCTAGAAACAAAATGTATTTTTCTTAGATTTTTATTCAACAGGCACTTCCATTATTAATCGAGTCAATACAATTGTGCCCCATTTATTTTCAGTTCCAATACAAACATTTAATAATTTTGTGTTAGTAGTGCACCTTGCCATCCCTCCGATTCCGACCAAAATGGCTTGAGAGATTTCGGGATTATTATAAATATTCGTAGATTGAGTTGACACGTCTCCATAATTCTCCGAATAGTTGCTATCAGCAAAAATATTTCCACTAACTGTAACCATTTGAACGCGAACCGGATTGTTGCTTATATCATAATGGTTTACCATACTTACAAGTGTTTTTTGGTATTCACTATTAGAAAGGCTATAGTCATCTAACAAATCCATATATTTAACATTGGTTAAATTAGTATTAAAAAAGTCAATCATAGAATGTACATACTTTCTATAGCCAATAATAAATTTGTTGTTCAAATTTAGTTGAAGTTGTTGTATCGTAGGGAATACACGTTGGTAAGGATAATTCGCAGATGAAACGTAAATATTACCTCCGTCACATAATAAATTGCCACTATCATCCGTAGACAATACTTTGCCCCCCAAATTAATTTGCTTAACAAACAGCGTACTAGAGTTGTCTACATATATAATGTTTCGTCGTATATCTCCGAATGAAGTGCCCTTATCATAGTCATTTACTGACACACCAAACCCACATTGTAAATTACCAGACGCATCCATACCATCAAGAGTTAGTTGAAGTTGTCCCAATTCTACAGTTTTATTATCTTTATCACATAATTCAAAAGATATATCTGGACCATATCGCATATGAGTTACCGTATCAGTTGTATTCTTCTTATTCTTATGAAAAGCCTCATCTAGTTTATCCGCATAACTAGCTAGTGTGGAATAGTCATAAATGTTACTTTTGCGTTTTACAGTAAAGGCAGTATAGGTTCCAAACTTAATATAATCATTATTGCTTACATCTGTCCCACTAGCATCTTCACATATTCTTTCACTAACCATAACCGGGTATGCGTCATTTTTTATATATACATTATGCTTAGGTGTATATCGATTTGTAGTCGTAGTATACACCATATCAGAATAATTTATGAAGCGATCATCAGTATTAACACCAAAAAAACGTCGATTTGAATCAATAGATACATAATTGAGTCTATCATTTTCATTACCAACCATCAATTCACCACATAATTGCGTGTCTCCATTCACATATAACGAAGGATTAATACAATCTTGAATAGAGAACTCGTTTAGAATTAATGTGATCGTTTGACCAGAAACATCTATACATTTACTAGATGCTATATGGTCAACGGATAAATCATCATATCGTAATAAAAAATAATCACCAATTTGAATATTGGTATATTTAGATGTTAGGTAATTGTACATGTTAGCGAATTTAGTTCGGTCATTAAAGCTTAAATCTGCGTAGTTAATTGTGCTCCCAAATGATATATCATCAATTGACGTATCTAAAGGTATAATGATTTTTGTTACTTTAATTTCAAATAAATTATTTATGTTAAGATCAATTTTGAATTGATTCATACGAATACTATTATATGTTTTATTCAATACATTAAGTGAGTTCAACCCCTCGAAGATGTTATAATATGGATTAATAGCTTCATTGTTTTTAATACGGATACGACGATCAATTTCAGCTAATATGTTAGGTGATCGTATACGTTGATCATATAATCGTTGTAGGTTATTATTGGAATTATATCGTATTCCATAATTTTGAATATTTGTACCGGTTAATAAAAAGTACATATTGCCATTATATTTATTTTTGAAACAAATAATTCGCAACAGTTTCCAACCAAATACAAAACTAAACAACCTAAAACACATACGACCATCGTATATGGCATCTTCATCTAATATATTCTGATATAACCCAATACTTATTTGTATTGGAACATTATTTACAGAATCATTTATATTTCCAAAAGAATACGTTTGCCACTTGGGATATAACCAATGATAAACAACTGTTATGTCAGTGGACAAGAATGTCTCTTGATTTATTCGGTAAATGCCAAAATAGTTATTAACCGTTTGTGTTACGTTAAGCTCAGTAATAATATCATTAAAAGAGGCCTCAGATGGAGCCTCGCGCAGATTACGGGCAAGTTTATTCAGAATAACATATTGTTCGGCCGCAGCATCCGTTTCAGCTATAATTTCAGATACAGTCGTATCTGTTACATGTAAAATAGACTTAGGTAATTCTGACATACCAATACCAACTTTATACAAGTTAGAAATAGTCTTTGTAACATTATCCACCTTAAAAATATTATTATCACTTGAATCATTGACATAAAAATTGCCACTAACACTATTGTCCCCGCGCACTACCACAGTTGGTCCAAGTAATGAATTTAGGTTAAACCCCGACCCTAAAATATATCTGACATTGTTGATAGTTATTAAATTGATAAATGCTACTTTTCTAAACGAAGTCCATACATAATTAACCGCAAAAATAGAGTTTTGACGGTTATTGTAAAGTTGGTATTGTTGATCGTTAATAATATTAACAAGCAAGCCAACATTACTATCACCATTCCAACAATCGCTGGCCTGTTGTCCATTCCACTGTGGATTACTTTCGTGTAATGTAAAACTATTGTCGTAACCACTAGCATCATCACGCAATGTATATAAATAAATATAACTTTCGGGAAGCAATCCGAGTCTGGATGAAAAATATTCATTATTCTTTATAGCTAATGCTATTAATGGGTTACCATTGGCATCCTTAGTTAAGTTACCACTGGCATCAACCAATCGATTAGTATTATTGCTAGTATTATTTTTAAATAATAAAGCGACATAATTCATAAATCGACATTCCCGACTAACATAATCAAATAACTTGGTGAATACAGTATAATAAGACTGGTCAACCATAATATTGGTTACATTTATATAAGTCATAACAAAGAGCATATTACTATTACTATTAATATCAGACATCGACACAATATCAGTGATTGCTCTCATAGAAACAACATACCAGTTCTTATTATCATTACATACTAACTCTATAAATGAAAAAATGTTAGAATTGTCCGATGAGCTGATAATTTCCGATTTCATTTGATTAACTTCTTTTACACGTTGTTGTAATAATTTGAAAGTGTAGTTATTTGAAAGTATAGATTTACCTATACCGACACTTGTTTGATTACCCACGACAACCTCAATACCATCGGTATGGAGTATGTTAATATCTTCAGTCTTTATAATAGCTTTAATGGGGACAGAAAATACGGTACACTGATTTCTATAGTCAAACAATTTTGTATTATCAGCAAACATTTCTGTTATTAGCGTAAAAAGAGATGAACCTACAAATGCGATAGATACATCCAAGGCATTTTTCCCTTTATATGTATCAATTAATATAGAGGAGTGCGTAGAACCATCAAGTAAATATAACCGACATTTTTCGGGTTTACCCAATTCGGTATACTTTTGCTTGATAGCAATCGCGCCCTTCTGATCGACGGTTTTATCGGCGGTACCATTCCACAATAGAAGTGGTGGGCAATTCGCATCCAAATACTTTACTATGGAAAAACCATCTGGCGTAATTAATGAGCCGCCAATTGACGTACGAGTTAAAATAAAATTAGGTGGTGTTTTCTTCAAAATATCTGTAAATGGATGTTTATCATTCAGTGCAGTCATTAAGACCATTATCGCTCCAGCTGAATATCCTATAATATGAACTCCAGTAGCACCCAAACTCTTTATATATTCAATCGCGTCAATCAGGTCGTTTGTTGCCTTGATCACAGCATTAATCCACCAGTCTAGTGTATATCCGCCCGCTGGTGGTGATTGTAGTGAATAGGCCATAGAACAGGTAATATAACCTTCCGAGTTAAACCGCGCCATTGCCCTTAGTGCGTCCTTATCTTCTTCATTACCAGAAACAAATGATCCTCCATGCACGTATAAAACAACTTCAAAAGATTTTGTCTTATGGTTCGGTATATATAAATCCATATTATGGGAACCCTTGCTGTATATTATATTATCGGTTTTTCCAACTGGAAATTGGGATAAATTTGTGTAAGACTGTATTTCCGATTTGTTAGCAATGTGTTTTATTATTACTTGTATTATGTCATAACTATTGGTTAATCCTGGGACAAAGTCATCAAACAAATCCAAAACAGTTTGTTGGGTCATGTTATCAATATCTAACAATCCATTTACTTCGTGTGATCGTTGATTAATGCCTACCTTATCATGAAATGTTGTAACCTTGCGAGTATTATCAGTTGAAATAACAGAGTCACCATTGTATCGTGTAACATTCAAATTTCCTTGAATGTCAACATCACCTGTCATTTGTACGGACGTTTCAAATAAATCGTTAATATTGATAGACTGTATTTGATAACATAAACCATCGTATCCATCGACCAGAATCATTTTAATAACACCTGTATAATAGACTGATCCAATCACATATTCGACTATGACGACTTCTCCTTCATGCAAGCAAGTATAATTACGATTAAGCCCAACGTTGATCTGGTAAATAATATTAGGCATGTCAATGTTGGAACCAGGAATATAACTATTAACAATGTATTCATCTTTCCATGAAGGGTAATCAACAGATGAAATAATCTTAAGTGTATTGAATTTATTGTCGGGACCAAACTGATAAATAGTTCCTAATTTATAATCAGTATTACTACTAGAAAATGTATTAAATGCGTCCTCGATTTTACCTAAATAGGATATATATGATGCTGGCAGATCCGAAACATTCGCGTATTTAGTTATTGACGGGGTTAAATTAAATCCAGATACTATTTTGATCCACTCCTTGCCAGTTTTGTCTAAAATATCAGGGGTATACAAAAAAAACGCAATTTTTACACCCAACTCCCAATCATACGGAATTAATACATAGAATTGCATTTTTTTCGGTGATTTGCTCCTTAATTCATTAAATCTATTATAGCCATCTGTTTCACATTTTTCGCGATACACATTCCATATGTTGTTTTGTTTATTATCCCAATTCGAATCTGGCTCAAAAAAATGTATCATTTTTACTGGTTCAGCAGAAGCAACGACAATATATCCGTTTATGCTTACAGCATTATCAGTGTATTTATTTTCAAATATAGGTCTTAATACAGAAGCATATTCGCCTGCTCCTTGGATTTCGTCTTTCTTCTCATTGATAAGATTTGTTGTAAAGTTCAATTTGTTGACACATTTAATATATTCTTTTGTGATGGTATTGACGTTATCAATAGAAAAGTTATTATCACTCGTTTTAATGTGATCTGTTAGATTTTGAAAATGAGCGCTGTTCGCGTGTGTTTCTGTTTGTACTTCTTTTATTTTGTTTCCTAGTTTACAGATATCTCTATTTATATTTGCAATATTTCTATTCTGCATTTGTAATATATGTTGTATTGGTAATCTATGGTTTTCGTGTGGACCCCTACCTACTCTGGAAGAATTATACGATGTTGGCATAATATGCGACATAATATATATACTATATATTTGATTATTTTAACTCATAATAATTTCGTTATTATTTTACTTATATTTTTTACTAAATTGCAATTGCTAGTCTTAATCTTTTATATTGTTGTTCATGACTTCGGTAACCATAGCTTCGTTATAATCATTACTGCAGCCAATAAAATCAAACATTTTTTTTATGTTCTCCTTATCAAACATTCGTTCAAAACTCGTTAAATAACACCATTCTTTGTTTTTATTTGCGAATTCGATTAATTCTCTGCTATTCTTTTGTAAGAAACCTACCGCGCTTTTATCATTATTAAACCATCCGCTTTTGCTTTGTTGACGAATATTCTCTCTAATCTGAACAATAACCCTTGTTTGGGGGAACAGTTCCTTAAAATCAGATATATATTGAATATTTCCAGAGTCATATCTTATTTCTTTAAACCCCCACACATTCGTCGTCGCACTATTTTTAAACATATTTATAATTGTCATCTGTATTAATTGCACGATTTGTTGATACTTGTAAGAATTGTACCATGCAGGTTTTATATTTTTTTCAATAATTTCGCTATACTTTGCTGGATTGAAATGACCTGGTATATACTCGACGCTTGATGTTTTGATACGTCTATAGAACTCAAGCAAGCTATTAATTGCGCCAAAATTCTCTCCACATATATTACTATTTGGGATTGTATTAATAATTCTCTGTAATGTCGTTGACCCGGAACGACCAGTGGCACATATCAATACTATTTTATCTTCTATTTTATCTGTCATATTGGTTGCGATGTTATCTCCCATAAAATATTATTTTCATAAAAAATAATACATTTAAACTTGTGTTAAAATTTAGAACCACCCCTTAAATTCTAATTGGCGATCGTTGTCATTTGCCATTACAGGATGAGCAATCGGTACGACTAATGTGCTAACATCACTTACATATTTCATATAGCCTTGGGCTTCGCCGTATACTTGTTGGATACAGTAATCCAAAACAATCTTGTTCAATGCCGAAATTTGCTCTTGGAAATTATTTGGTTGGTTCACGGCGTATTGTAAAAACACGCTCCTCATTATTATTTTTAGCGAATCGCAATCCTGGTCACCAATAACATACTGTCCATTCGATATTTTATAAATGCCCGCTCGTATTCCATTTTGTAAGATCTGAATGTTTTCTTGAGAGAAAAATGCTTGAGATAGGGTGGATGATGTCCATAGCCCCTCTGTGGCGTTCCTAAAGGTCACACATTGATTAGCAGGTATTTTATCGTACATTTGAAACAAGGCTGAAGTATTAGGTGTTTTGATATCAACTCTTCCGTTATTTACTTTATTCATTTATATTACTCCAATAAAAAAAATATATTCCTTTAATTTATATGGAAGGGTTTCAAAAGATTGTTCTATTTTCTGCTATCATAATCTTAATTATTGCGCTTGTATTTATTGGTATTTCATTGTCGTATGCCAAGGATGGACAAAAATGGCCGCCAGTTGTTCCATCTTGCCCCGATTATTGGAAATTCGAAGGCGAAGGCGATGATACCAGATGCGTAAATGTTAAAGATTTAGGAACTTGTCCTCCAATGAGCGGAAAGAAACATCTAGAAATGGACTTTAATACTCCTACATATACAGGGTCTCAAGGTGCATGTAATAAATCTACATGGGCGAATAATTGTGGAGTTACGTGGGATGGGATTACATACGGAACAACCCAACGTTGTTAAATAGATGACACACTTTCATTAAGTTTTCAAATAACAAAAAAAGCTACATAAAAACAATTATTATTTATTATATAAGATGGAGAACTTAGAAATAAATACAATTCTTAATAGGACCGAACAGGCCGAACAAGTGAAGAATATATTGCGCAACTTCGAGGCCAATAGAAATGATGTTCTTTTAAAAAGAGGTATTTATGTATTTGGCGATCCAGGAACAGGAAAAACTACATTTGTTACTAAAATCCTGAAGGAAATGAATTATGATGTTATAAAATATGATGCGGGAGATATCAGAAATACATCCGTGATTGAAGACATAACAAAGCATAACATGGCAGATAGAAATATTATGAGTTTATTCAACAAAAAGGCGCGAAGACTCGCAATTATTATGGATGAAATTGATGGTATGAATAATGGAGATAAGGGAGGTATCAACACCTTAATCAAATTAATCCGTCCTAAAAAGACTAAAAAACAAAAGTTGGAAGAAGTTACAATCAATCCGATTATATGCATAGGAAATTATAAGGTAGATAAGAAAATCAAGGAGCTTATGAAGGTCTGTAACACAATAGAGCTTAAAACACCCACACTAACACAAGTAACAAATATAGTAGCGCCTCTTTTACCTAGCATTGACCAAGACATCAAGGCAAGAATAGCCGCATTTGTTCAAGGAGACTTAAGAAAACTTCACGGCATATATACCATTTATAAAAATAAGCCCGAATTTTTTACCGAACATCTAATCGAAAATATACTACGAATCAAGTCTTACAGTGATGATACGAAAAAAATAACGAGAAATCTATTTAATAAGTATTATACAGTGGCAGAGCATAATAGCGTTATGAATGAAACGGATAGAACAAGTGTTGGACTGTTGTGGCACGAAAACCTAATTGATGTTATTGAAAAGGCGGACAAGAAGGTCTCGATACCATTTTATATTAATCAGCTAGAAAATGTCTGTTTTGCGGATTATATCGACCGAATTACATTTCAGAAACAAATTTGGCAGTTTAACGAAATGAGCTCGTTGATTAAAACACTAAAAAATAATAAAATGTATCACGACTCATTCCCACAGAAGCAGCATTATAATCCGACAGAAACACGATTTACCAAGGTTTTAACTAAGTATTCCACTGAATATAACAATTCGCTATTTATACAAAAATTATGCCAAGTATTAGGCATGGATAAGAAGGACCTGTTTGGTTTTTTTATTGATCTAAAGAATGCGGATAATGACGCCGAACTTAATCGATTGACCGAAATGTATGAAATCGGAAAGTTGGATATTAGCCGCATTTACAGGTATATTGAAAAATACATCAAGGAGAATGCCACTGGAATCACAGATAAGGATGTCGAAGAGGAAGAAGAAGATTTCGCTTTTGACGAAGAATAAAATATGCGATCGTATTATTTTACTCATTGTCGTAAGTTGTTTATTTTAGAATTATGAAAAAACATCATGAATGAGTTTCATGGTGTTTTTATTCTGTTTTATTTATTTTATTTTGGTTATTTTATTTTGGTTATTTTATTTTGGTTATTGAGTAAGTTATTTGTGTTGGTTATTTAGTTAACATAGATGAGCTGCCTTTTGAAACGCACAGCCTCTCGGGATTTCTCAGCCTCGGCCACTCTTGCGTCGCGCTTTGCCTCCCACTTCGCAATTTGATTTGGATCCAAATCGCAGCGCATATGAGACATGTAATGGCGAGGGGAACTGTAAAACATTGTAGACGAATTATTTCTACTCTTACATTCGCCCGTCGCAAGAACTACCTTAAAATAGAGGTCCTCGTCACTCGAGCCCACCATGTTACTATAATAATGTCCGGTTTCCGCATCTCTAATATGACTACCAGTATCCGCCGAAGTATACAACTCAATCTTACGCATTTTCAAACCAGGTCCTTTCCCAGAAGGTCTCCAAATTACATTATATCCACTATCCATTCTTTGTGTATCCTGTAACCGATCGTTAGGGTTAAGCACGTGCTGGTTGGCTTCGTGTGGTGACTCGTTATACTCCATTATTACTGTTATAATCAAGACATCTTTAAGTATATTTTGATTGAAAAATGATTACAATTATAGGTTTTATTGAATTATTGATGGAATTCTTAATGGTATTTACGTTTTATTGTCCTTCTTGACCCTTTCGTTTTATTAGTCCCTCCATGTTTACTTCTTGTTGATACCTTTCTTTGTCCTTGTGCTGGTGCTGGTGCTACTGCTGCTTGTGCTGGCACTACTGCTGCTTGTGCTGGCACTACTGCTACTTGTGCTGGTGCTACTGCTGCTTGTCCTCGTCCTCGTCCTTGTCCTCGTCCTTGTCCTCGACCCTGTCCTCGACCCTGTCCTTGTCCTCGTCCTCGTCCTGGTGCTGGTCCTGGTCCTGGCCCTGGTCCTGGCCCTGGTTCTGGCGCTTGTGCTACTTCTGCAGGCGCTTGTCCTTCTACTGCCGGTGCAGGTTCAAATACTTCTCGTCGTTTAGTCTCAATCGCATCGCGTATCGCTCTTTTATCGGCTTCTGAGGCTGCCGGATTTTTATACGCTTCATATCTTCCCTTTACAAATTCAACATACTCATTAAATGTTCCCACATTTACAGGTTGGGGTATTATTGGGTCATCCGACAATTGATGACACGTTTTATTGCGCATTTCGGCAAAAGGATCGCATAACGGTTTGTATAATTTTTGTACATCATCTTTCACAGTGCTTAATATTATATCCAGCTCAGGGATTCTCGCGTTTACCTCCACAGGGGGTGTATACCCGACAGTTGGTTCGAGCCCAGACAATTTTGATACAATTTTATTAAAATCAAATTCTGTATACTTAATTAATCTCATTTCGTTTATTTCATAATCCATTTTACTAGCAGTTGATTTTACATCATTAATAAAAGTGGACGTGGACCCACCCATAATCGAACCTACATATTGAACTAATTTAACCAAATAGGACGCAGTAAAGTTAACAGTTTCATAATTATATTCTTCCTCATTTTCTTCTTCTGGAATCTTATGCCAATTCGGCAATTCAACATTATGCAGGTCTTCATCCTCTTCATCTGCCCTTTTCATCTTCTCTTCTTCCTCTGCCTTTTTTCTCTGCGCTTCCTCCTCTTCGGTTTCAATTTTTTCTACATACGACGCCCTTCTAAAGTTGTCACAAAAATCCAACGTGTAAGCCGCACACTCTGTTAAATACTTGTAATTATAAATATTGTCTAACGCATTTTTTGTAACGGCATAATTATCCCTTAACCAATCAAACCCGGTACTATTAATTCCTTTTATATTGCTGTACTTACCTGACAACCACGGAGACCTAATCAGTCCTCTTTTATAAATATGCATTGCTGAACTTAATTTCGACGTGAAATTATTTAAGACAGCACCTTCTAAGTTAGTATAACCCATTAGGTCTGCGTATTGTTTGCGCAAAAAACCTTCAAACACGTCAAGTCTATCACGCGCGTTTTTATTCACGACCACAGTCACGTCCTTATCTATAGTAGTTTTACACAAAGACTCGAGTTGTCCGTAATAACCCATGGCAAGTGAATGATCGGGGGTGTAAAGATCAAATCCAGACGTTCCGTATTTTTTGCTAAAAATACCCGGTCGTTCAGGTGTAACTGATTCTGTCGCGAAATAGTCTTTCAAAAAATCTTCTTCGTCTGGTAATGTGCTTTCGATGCTGTGTCGTCTCCCTGTATTTTCATCTATAAATTTCTTCAAACACTTCTCAGAAGTTGTCAATAATTGATATACCATTTTTTCCGGTTTAACATTAAAATCTTTAGGATAACTTCGCAAGACTCTTCCACACAACTGTTCATAGTCAGCAAAATTCAATGCGGGCTCCATCAAAAAAATTGCGGGATTATATTTTCCATCGATTCCTTCAGTTTTTAATGGATGCAATAAAATACAAATTGGGTCCTGCATAATTGTGTTAAAGGTAGTCTCGCCAAAAATTTTTTTAAAATCTGCGATTGCTTCATTAATGTCGACAGTGCTGTAGTTATATACATTGTTATTTACCCAGTTGTTAAAATCAGTCTCTTCAGCAGCAGGAACCGTAAGAGTTTTGTATGTTTCCTTAAGTGACCGGTCTGTCTGGACTGAAATATCTTTGGCTATATCATGAAGACACGTATATTTAAATCCCATTTTTTTTAAATACCAAGCAAACAAATTTAAACCTAACTCATCTGACGCACTATAAACAAATGGAAGAAACGCGTGTGCGTCGTTTTGTGGTTTTATGTGAGCGTCGCCACTTAATGTAGTTTTATTCGCAGAATCATATTTACCTGTGCTAAAGTGTGGTTGTGGTTTTATTTCAATCCTGGGTCGGTTTACATCATCCGGTGTGCCAGGAAATGGTGGATATATACTTTTATCGTATATTTTTGGTTTGCCGTCTTCATTAGTTTTAACAGTACTTTCATACACCATTTGCCCCGTTTTCATCAACAATAAATTAAGTAATATTCTGTTAAACTTAGGACATTCAAAACGAATACCATCTGCCGTTATAGATTTTAGTCCACCCCGCGGAACCTTTTCAAAATTAATATTCAGTTTATAATCCTTTGTGTCAACATCGTAATAAACTACCGATTTCGAACTATCTTTTAATTCTGTTTGAGAATATGCGATATCAAAACTACAATTGCCAATAAATTTATTTTGTAATATTTCGGGACGATTGAAAAACCACGGCAAATATTCATTACTTATCTGCATATTTTTCCTATCATTAGTAAAATTTTTTATAAATACAACTTGATTGTTTAAAAATATTTGATAGGGGCTGTAAAATATATAATTGTTTTTCACAACCCTTTTTGGATACTTAAGGTTTTCACCTGTAAGAGTTAACAAATTGCCTTCATAGATTTTTTTTAGTGTGTATAAATTTGTGTTTTTAGCGCTATTATAATAAAACTCGTTAATTAATGGCATTGGCGTAGATATCGTGGAAATGATTTTCTGAGAGTTTACAACAAATTTATCAATATTTACTGAACCAAACGCGTTCCTTTCTAGCAATTGTTTATTTACATCACCTATTAATCTACTGTATCCAAGTTTTCTCGCATATATAGTTAAAGCCATTTGGTTTTTAGATGGGTTCATATTTTTTTTCACATAACTTGACAGTGTGTTAATTTTTCCAAAACAAATATCTGTATACTCGCTAAACACGCTGCCAAATTGCCAATCGGCTTCGCGTGCGTCATACATTAGTTTGGTAAATGCGCCGGCAAACGTCGCGTACAATCCATATTGAAGCATGCCGCTATTAAAAATTATTAGGCTAAAATTTTGCTTAATTGCAGCCCATACTAATTTTACAGATGCTGATGTGATTCCTACTGTTGACAGGTCCATATTTTTAAGAATCTCTGTCGCTATTTTTGTAAAATCCGAAGCATACTTAAACGTTTTACTAAAACTACTACCTTGATCAAGTACCTTTTCAATGGCGGTATAAAACAGTCTTTTTGTGTCTGATGTCGATGTAGACAAAATATTACGGAGTTGTGTTATCGGCTCATAAAAACTTCCTACTGGTAGCTCAAGACTACTTCCTGGCAGATCAAAATTAACAGCCGTATCTCTTAATGCTCTTAATGCGAATGATCCCAATATACCTGCGTTACCCGTCGCGGCAACCGCATTAAGCACATGAACCACGCGGGCATCAGGCGCGTCAGGAATAGCAGGAACATCCGGAATAGCAGTAATAGCAGGCGCAGCAGGAATAGCAGGAACCGGTGGGACGCCCAAGAACCCGGCTATATCGCCTACTTCTTCGTTCACAAACTCCAAAGTTAAGTTATTCTGTTCTAATATATTCGGGTTTTCCACGGGAATAGAATATTGTGCAAGCCCTGTGTTGAGATTATTAAGTGCATCTTCCAAAACAACTACATTACTTGTCGCAACATTGATAGGTTGTATCCCGGATTGCGTCACAGATTGCGTCACAGATTGCTTCCCAGATCCTGCTACAGACATAGCACCAAGTGCGAGTATCAACAAAGCATTTAACGCAACTCCCACTGCTGCGCCAGCACCGCCAGTGCCGCCACCATTAACTGTAGGCGTTCCTTCCAGTTCCTTAAGAGTTCCCTCCAGCTCCTTTATGTTATTCAATTCTGTTCCAAATGCTTTTATTAACATGTCATTTAGTTCATCCTTTTCTTTACTCGTGAGTTTATTAATCATGTCTGGTAATTTTTCATCTGGTAATTTTTCATCTGGTAATTTTTCATCTGGAAATTCGGCATCTATAAAATCGGACAGCACATCATATGTATCAGGAGTTGTTGTATCAGGAGTTGTTGTATCAGGAGTCGTTGTATCAGGAGTCGTTGTATCAGGAGTTGTATCAGATGCTATATGATCTAACAAGTCCGAACTCTCATTCCTAAGATTATCAAGATATGCGTCCATGTCTAGCTCATTTTCATCATTTAAACTTTTGTCAATAATAATAATTGTTTCAGATATATTATCCTCTTCTATAGAATCGAACACCTGTCGTAGCAATAATGTATATATAGTTGGGTCAGTTGTAAACATTTCAGTCATTAAGTGTTTGACACTTATTCGTTCAATAGCTCTTAAAACCGCGGGAGAATTAATTACTTTTATCATTGTTGAATATAATTTTGACATGTCTTTATTAGTAGCTCCAAATAACGCATCATACTGGCATTGACATATCACATCGTGTTCTGGAAATTCTGATACATCTTCCGACGTTATAGCACTGTAAGCGTTGCTCAGCTTTTTAAAATCTTCCTCATTTCCTTTTCTGTCGGGATGCATTTCGCGAGCAAGTCTTCTATATGTATTTGTAACTTGTTTCAAACTGTCTGGATTTTTTGGCCCTACAGGTGGATTTGCCTTTGCTTCCGGTAGGTCTGTAAGTTTTAAAATTTCATATGCTTCCTTTAATGTCATCTCGTCCCCCCCGACCATTTTTTTTGTTTTATTCCTCCCACCCCGTTTTTTATTTCGTTTTATTGTTTTTTTTTTATTTGATTTACCGCCAACATTCCGCGGCGTATACACAGTTTGCATTTTTGCTCGCAAATAACCAAGCCTTTCTCTAAACTTATCATAACTAAAAAAATTGTAACCCTTGACCAATTTATTTTCTAAATCTACATTCTTTTCCAACACAAGACCTTTTGAGTTCGACAATATACGCCCTGGCAATCTATCTGAAAATTTCAAACGAATAAAATTACTAAATACAAATGCTGCTCTCGCAAAGCTTGTAGCGATATCAAATCCTGTTGAGAAAACTAACTTTTGAGGAGCTATATATTTGTTATATGTTGTTAAATTACTTAAATTAAACTCTTCTGATTCGTAAACATTTGTGTCGCCTTTGGGCATTGTTATTAATCTCAACATGTTAAACATATCATTCACGCTATTTTTTAATGGAGTACCCGTCATAAAAATTACATTTTTTGCCTCTATTAATACGTTATCTGTGATATATTTTTCAATAATACTTGAATTTATATCGCACGGATTGAATGGACGGAATAATCTATGCGCTTCATCAAAAACAACAATTTTATTTTTAAATATGGCCTTTAGTTTTGACACACTTTCGTCATATTTTGCGTGAAGGTTATTAAATTCTCTATATTCCATATATTTTATTGTAAACGATGGTGAAGTTTGCCACGTTTTTGTATTATTAGAATTCAACACTTCACGCAGATATGTATATGTATTTTCATCGCATCCATCAGTCTTACGATGAATGCCCGGAATATTTTTTTCAATGTCTTCGTTAAATTGTCTAGATAGACCCGTTGGTAAAATAACCAATACCTCTCTGTTTAAACTACCATTCATCGCCTTCACATCCTCCTTCAACGCCTCCAATTCTACTTCATTCTCGTCAAGTTTACTATTTAAATTGGCTGCGATTTCTCCTCGGTTCCCTCCCGCCCCACCGGCTGCCTTGGCGGCGGAGATGTTCATTATAAGTTGCTGTTTAATATCTGAAATGTTTAATTCTATTTTAGCGATGCTTTCTTGTTTCATTTGAAGAACTGGATTATTAGCGTTAAGAGCTGTGAAATCAGCCTGAGTCAACCAGGAGAAAAGATTTATAAATAACTCTGATGAGGTAACCGTTTTACCTGATCCTACGTTATGTAATAACAACATTCCATTTCTTTTACAATATTCAGTAAACCTCAAAATACATAGATCTTGTCTAGGTTTCAGTGTATATCCTATTTTAAGTCCTGTATCTGGATTTGTTTCCTTATAACCATTTGCTTTATTCGTAAAATGGGCTCGTCTAGCTGGTTCTGGTACAACCGGGGCGCAGTTACTCATTTATATATATACATATAAATTATACTAATTTTATATGTATATTTGTTATATTAATTTTCTAAATACAAAATCAATTTGTGCGCATTTTGATTGAAAAATGATTACGACAATGAAGTTATTGTCGGCGCCTCTTGAGAAAGAGTGATACGCCGTTCCTGCATTTTTTCCTTGATTCGGTCGCTTATGAGTTGCTTCATTTTGTCCTCTAAATATGCCACCTTTTCCGTTAATTGATTGTTTTCTAATGTGAGCTGTTGAATTAAAATACCCATTTCACTAATTTTATTCTGCGCCGCTGGCAGAGAAGAGGCCTTCTGTAATTTATTCATCATTTCTGCGTGTTCAGCCTGTTTTTTCATGTGTTCATGTATCATTACTTCTCTATTCTGTTTCAGTTCCGCAATTTGCTTTATTACATCCGGCTTGTTTTCTGGATTACCTGGCTCATACGAAGCCAAATTATTAATATCATCCATAAAAAACTTCAATATATCGGCTTCTTTCACAAAATCTGCCGGAACCAATGTGGAATCATGCATGCGCGGATTAGGTCCTTGCATGAGTAATTCCCGTTTATCAAATGAATTCTGTTCGTGTGAAAATACTAAAATCGACTTCTTTGGTTCCAACTGAACAAACGGAATTGTATAATCCTTTAAAAACTTCTTCTCTTCTGCCACAGAAGATTTTTCATCAAACCGCGTGATTTTTAGCAACTCTCGTTTAAAAGCAAACGTCGCAGCTGTGGCGTGATTTGGTCCATACGGCCCAAACTGAACCATCTTATTTACGTGTTTGAAATAAATAAACATCGCGCTCGACCCGGCGCAAAGCGCTTTTGGATTTTTTTGTAAGGTTTCGACCGCGTGTTGCACTCTTTCGGGTGGATAGTAGTCGTCGTCATCCATATACACAATTATATCCCCCGTTGCCTTTTCATTCAACAAATTCCGCTTACAACCCAACGTCATCTTGTCTTCATACTTAAAATATTTAACTTGTGGAATATGGCTTACCAATTCTCCAATCTTGTCTGTTCCATCATCAATTATAATCCACTCCATTCTATCTTTTGGGTACAACTGGTGTTCGAAACATTTAATAATCATCGGTATAAATGGACGCCTATTAAAGGTTGGCGTACATATGCTCACCATTGGAATTACTTGTTGCTTTTTATTTTTTCCCATTAATCAATATTTTAATTATAGGTTTAAGTCCTATTTTTATGTAAATTAAATTTTTTCCCTATACTTCTAAGCTCGTTTTTAATATTTCCTCCTGATTGGGGTCCGCCAAAAATCCAATGATACAAAAGACCGTGTTTGTCTTTGGGTAGGTTTGATTCTGAAACACACGTCTTCTTGGCCTGTTTATAACTTGTTAGGAGAGACAAGCCTTTTTCTGTTACCGGAGTGTATATATCAATTGCTATTATTCCAAAATATATTAACAGAACGAGGATACTAGGGACTATTCCACCTACCGCTCCCAATTGTATAAAGGCAAACAAAATTACAAAAAAACTTAGGAGGCCCATCATTTGTCCCTTGTAATACTTGTATGTTTCTTTTATAATTGTGAATCCAGTCGTGGGCGCACCATTCAATTCTGATTTAAATGTGATAACGCTAAAAATACACCACCAAAACGCTAAAAATATAAAAACTGATGACAAACTCCACGCAAAAATCGTCGCCAATGTAAATAAAATAATTAGACCAAATGCTACCAAATATCTAAATGGTCCTGAAAAAAACCCGATGTTTTCCCATTTTGGCATCCCTTTACCTGTGTCATTTGTGTTTTCCTTAAAAAACCAACCCATTTCTGTAAACCATAAATAAATAAAATGTATGATATCTACAAAAATAATGAACGGCGATAATATAGAGAATATTATAGGACCCGTTAATACAAGCAGCGTTTCCGGCAACAAATTTAATTTATTCAATACATAACTAAATATAGAATAATTAAATTGTAGCGTGCTTTCTAGAATGGTAACAAAATAGTTTAGTAGAAAATATGAATCGGGATTGTTCTTATAAGAACGCAGTCCATCTAGTATACTATTTGAAGAGTTATACTCGTCGTATGGTATTTTTAATTTCATCGACATTTGAGGATCCGTATTCGTCGTAAAAATGTTCGTCAAAATTGGATCAATCTCCGGCTTGGTGTTTACATATGGATAGCATTTTTTATCGTCAGGTAAAACGTTAGATTGTGCTACTTTACATGCGTATAATATTAGACCACTGAATCCATAATAAACCGGTATGCTGAATAGAACAATTACTATGATGATAATATAAGTGGTTAATTTCGAGGTATATGATTTTTTGTCATCCGTTTCATCAGAATTTGCCATTACTTATATTACATAGACAAAAGAAAAATGAGACAAAAGAAAATAATTTGGACCCTATAAAGTTATTATTTACTAAATCACCTAATTCGAATTAATTTTAAATCTTCATAGATATTATATTACTATTATGGAATTCTTTAAAAAACAATCTGGATTTTTATTTTTGGTGTTAGCAAGTTTTATTTTACTCATATCAATATTTAAGTGGATTGATTATTTAACTGAAAATAACTTCATTATGGAATGTTTTACACCCTCGATAATTCAAGAGGATTCTGGCGGCGCAACAAGTCACACCGTAAATCTTCCTTTAACAACAACGTATAGTTGTAAAAATTTTTGCGGACCGGCTGCGCGATGTGCTATAACCGG